ATTTTCTCTATCATCTACCAACACATTACCATTAGGTAGAGTTCCAACATCAAGAACACTAAACATCAACCTGGATGGGGTTTCTGTAATTTCTTTCTGTGCTTGGTTAGTCCTTTCATTCAACAGTTTTACTTTCCCTGCCTTATCTTCATCGAAACTAAAGTTTGTAGGAGGTGGAGAGTACATTCTATAAACATCAAAGAATATAGTCTTGTTATTATAAACACCTAAAGACAAATCCTTTCCAATATTAGTTTGTTGTTGAGTAGAATAATCTAAAATATTCACTCTCTTACCACCAATACCACCAACTGGTTCTTTACCAGTATTATTATAGATAAAATCTCTACCTGGTTTTACTGGTTGGTCAGCTAAGGTATCAATAGATTTAAATTGATAACTATCTCTGGTCTGGAAAAAGAAGAAACCCGCACTCACACCTTCAAGTGTTCCTTTCTTTGGATTATCAGATGAAGTTTTTGATGTACAACATTTAGATGCTAACCAAGTACAAGTATAAAGTGGTTTTTTTGTATTACCAATAAAGTTATAATCGTAACTACTTCTTTCAATATCATCAGTTGCAACTGTAACCTTCAAAATATTTTTAAGAATATCCTCAACATGATCCCCTGGGTTACCATCATATCTCTTGGTAACTCTTCTCGTTTCATTGGTCCAATATTCTTTAGATACTAAATCCAGAATAAAAACCTTCTTTGTAGTTGAGGTACTAACATTTCGGATAGTTTTGATAAACATTGTATCTGAATCACCAATCTTAGAGTCTATCGTTCCTTCAGACTCACTAGACATATCATTACTATCAACTATTTCAAACTCAACCTTTTCACCACCAACTAATTCAAGACTATCAACAATACCAGTGGTTTTGATTCTACTATTTCCTTCCTTCTCAAATCCTGTATCAATAAATGCAACAGTAGCAGTTACAGTATTTGAGAGGATACTTTCATAATAAAAAAACTCTCCAATAGATCCACTAATGTCAACGGATTCACCATTAGAACCACTAATCTTAAATACTTTTATATCTCCAGGTCTGATAGACTCTTTATATGGTGGATTTCCCATTATGCCTCTCTATAGTGTGTTGTTAACACTAAGTTTTCTAATGTATTATTTACATCACCACTAGAACCACCTGTGAAACCTCCACCTCCATTGCCAGGTCCTCCTCCAACAGGAACAGGAACGGCTTTTTCTACCATTGCAACCTGTACTCCTGTTTGTTCATATGATGCTTTAGAACTTACATTTTGATCTTGATTAGATTTTGGTTGATTTGGTGACACTTTTATCTGAGGATGTTTTCTGACCCATTCACCCGGTTCCACCTGACCTTTATCAGGTCCAATCTCCCAATGTAAATGAGGTCCTTCAGACATACCAGTTCCACCATCAGTATTACCAATTTTTCCCAATACAGTCCCTTTTTTAAACTTAGTTCCAGGACTGAGTGTGGATGGTTCCATCATATGAGCAAACATATGAGTCTGACCATATACATCATCTTTCCATTCTACAAGGTTTCCATATCCTTTTACATTTGGCATGTTTCTTAGAATAACCCCTGGAAAGTATGCACTAATTGGTGTACCTTCTTCTGCAGGTATATCATATCCTTTATGATCTCTACCACTAATTTCCCTATACCCCATACCAGATATAATTGACAAATTTTGTTCATCAATATCACTTTGGGCTAATGGACTATATTCTGTACTTAATGGAGCACGTTTTTGTCCAGCATATGCAACAGAACCACTATGTCCTTGTAAACCACCTAGTGATCCACCAGGTAATACCTTTGTTTGAGGTTTAACAATGGGTTCTTGAACTTCTGTACTACTTTCTTTTCTTTTATCATCACCTCTATAAAGATCATCTCCAGACTGTCCAACATCTGTACCATAAGACTTTGTTTTTCCAGTCCTCAATCTATGAAGTTGTTCTTCAATCTCAGGACCCATTCCCCGAACATTTTTATCAAACCAACTCAATTCTTCTAACTGTTTCTCTAATAATTTTATCTTCTCCTCTCTTGTTCCTGGAGCCTGATCAATCTTTCTTTCTTGTTCATTTACCAAATCTGGAAATAATTTTGGAGCAACATAAGCAGATCCAACTATTGCTGAAAGTGTTAAAGCAGCAATGACAGGAAGACTTACTAAAACACCAACCAGAGACATTATTATAGGAGATAATATGGCAAGGAGAGTTCCTACCATACCTATGACAGGGAGAAATGAAGCAACAAAAGTTGCACCCAATATTGCCAGAGTTCCAAGGACAATCTTATCTATATGGTCTGTCAAAAATTGAATCAATCCATCTTTCTTCTCAGGATCTGTAAGATAATTGAGTATGGACATAATACCTGTTGCTAAAACAAGTCTTCCAGCCATACCAAGAATATCCTTTAAGAAGTCTGGCGCCTTAAACTTAACTGGTTTTGAAACTTTTACAACCTGTTTCTTCTCTTCAGCGTTTTCTTCCCTCTTATTTCTCTTTACTTTACTTTTTACATTAACCTTTTGAATATTCTTTTTATTTTCATCATCAACATCTTTCTTGGTGGCATTCTTTAAGTCCTTTGTATTATCTACCAAAGACGTAAGAAGATCGTCCAATTTTTTCAGATCAAACTGTTTATCAATCTTTGAAGGAGGTAAGAACTTAGAAGTTTTAAACTTTTTACTATAAGTCTTGGGTTTTCTACTTCCAAATTTAGATACCTTTACTTTATTCTTATCAGTTGAACCAGGAAGTAACTTCTCTGATGATATTTTCTTATCCTCTTTCTTTGCATCATCACCCGTCTTTACTAATGCACTTGTTATTTTTTTTGAAGGTATTGGAAGTGCCATAGTTTATCCCACTACCCCATAAACTGTTTTAGCAGCAAGTATACTTGGATTTGTTGGATCAAATGCAGAGAATGCAACTATTGTACTTTGACTGGCACCAGCTGTAGTAGTATTAGCATTTGGAGTTTCACCACCACCAAGTCCACCAATGACGGATACTGATGTAGCTGATAGTGGTGGTTTAATATCTTGTCGAACATTAGCACCACTAAGCCATTTATCAGGAATTATTTTAAGAAGATCCCACGACTGATTTGTATCCATCTCGTTGGTATTATCTGATGGTTGAAGAGGTAATGCAGAAGATGGTTGTTTAAATTCAGACATTTTAGACCTTTGTTGTTGATACATTTGTCTAATCTGTTCCGCACTCTTCCCACCTTGACCATAGAAACTGGTTCCTTGAATATCTCTTCCTTGGGAATCAGGACCAATAAGATTGGGGAAAGAAGCAAAAACAGGTGCCAACTTATCAATAGTCTCATCTGACATTGTAGGAGAGTTGATTTCTTCCATTGTCACTCCTGCCTGTTTCATCACATAACCATATAGGAACAATTTATCCTGATTTTCAGGAGTAAACTTATCTACAGCAGGGTCAAGACCAGCAACAGTTGCATAAGCTTCTGGTTTAATCATCTGATACTTACCAACAGCAGCAGATTGTTTACGACCACCGTCAAACTTACCTCTACCTTCTGCTAAGAATTTTTTCTGTAACTCTACAACTTCATTAATAGTGTATCTACTCAGGTCTCCCCCATATTCAGATCCACCAAACCAGGTATTATAACCCGCATCCCCTGCGGTTCCTTCTGCAAAGGCCACAGTCTCTGCAAATGCTTTTTGTTGTGGACTGAGACCACCTCTTCCCATACCTCCACCACCACCAATAGCTCCTTCACCCATCAATGTTTCTTGTGGTTTTACTCCAGGATCGGAAGGCCTTCCTTTACCATTTGATGATGTTTCTTCTTTTAGTTCTTCTTCTTTACTTCCAAACCCTCCACCCAAGAAATTATCATCCACTAGTGGAACTCTACCCAAGGACACTTTGTCTTTAATGATAGATTCATTAATTAGTGGTATTTCTGGTGCGGTTATAGTTTTTACACTATCACCAATTAGTGGTATATTTTTTAATTTTTCTAACTGTGTATTAATACCAGTTACAAAATCTTTTATATTTTTATTCAAACCACCAATTTGACCATTCAAAGGTTTGATCATTTTATCAATAACAAAATTCTCTACACTCTTTTCAAGTTTTTCAATTTGGTTGTTGATAAATTTAGAAATTTCATTGATGTACTTTGCAGGATTTTCAAGGAATTTCATCAATTCCATAATAAATGTTGCAAAACCAAGTCTTTTGAAGAAATCAAATAAACCACTCACCATAGAAGTAACTGGTTTTAGACTTTTTTTAATATTACTTACAGCACCAACCAACAAGTTTTTTCTTTCTGTTATATTTTCTCTTTCTTGATTTCCAGCTATTTCTGCATCAATTCTCTCTCGGTCATCCTGCTTTTTTTCTATATCATCTTTCTTCTGAATGTTCTTAGTAGTTTGTTGAACATTATTATCAACACTATTCAATTTAGAAGCAATCAGTGCAAAAGTCTTATCAACACTTTGTCTTTCAGGTTTGATATCCTCATCTACCTCTTGTGGAAGTAAAGGTATGGGTGTTACAACCCTGGCCGAAGAACTAGGTTCCTTCTTTTTTGCTACAAAAGTCGCCGCTTTTATCTTCTGATTCTTTACTGTAAACTTACCACTCTTTTCTTTGATTCTCTTAAACTCATCAGTGAGGAGTTCGGAACTACCACTATCAACCTGACCACCCATTCGGTCAGCAATCATCTTCTCTTTCAGAAGAGATTTGTAGTCACTATAATCTAATCCAGTAGGATCATCAATACCAAGGAGTTCTAATATCTTTGGGTCAATATCTTCATCTATAAGTTTTTGTTCTGCCTGTTCTACTCTCTTAGGAATAACTGTTAGTGCAGATGATTTCTTACCCTTCTTGGGTCCTCCTTCCGCCCTAATCTCTTTTAAAAGAGAATCAAGACCTTTAGGTATTTTTTTCTCTGAAGCTGCGGTATTTAATGCATCTAAGTCACGTTCCTGTTGAGCAAAATCTCCAACGTCAGCTTCCGCTTTTTGTCTGATCTTTTGTCCGGCAACTTTCGCCTTTTCCTTTTGTGATTCTTTAGCAAATGATCTGGCAGTATCTAAAAACTCTCCCTTCCCCATTGCAACTTCACTATCAACATCACTTTGTTGATCTGATGGTAGGGAGTTATAGTATTTTGACAACTCAGAAATCTGAGCATCACTCAATTTAGCAGTAAGTTCCTTCCCTAACTTATACTCGTAGGCCTTTCTTAGTTGTTGAGGATCTCTAGCCATAACTTTGTTGTTGTGCCTTTGCTTTTTCTTCTTCTTCCTCTAAGTGTTGCTGTAAGAGGGCTACATAAATGTCTCTCTCCCACGGCATCATGTTTTCAATCTCCGTTAATGAATATTTATGATACTGCATCAGGGCAAAATTTAACCTGAAGTAGTTCTCAAGATCCATATGGACCATCCCTATGCGAAAAAACTGGACAATCCCTCCAAAACAACAGTACTTTTCACTTCAGTTTTAGGATTAACAACCTCAACTTCATAAGAAAGTTTAGGCATCGTCTCAAAGAACCTCTCAATATGTTTAAATTGAACAGAGTTCATCTGTTCCAAAAATGCACTCACTTCTTTCTTTGAAAAATCAGCAGTAGACCAAACTTCTTCTTCATTAAAGATTTTATCGATACAACTTGCAATTAGTTCAAATGACTTATCAATATCAACATCACCTTTGAGATCAAAGTTATTTTTAATAAATTCATCCAAAGAAGGATACTTCATCTCCATCATCAAAGTATCATCAAGTTTAATTTTTTTATCATGACCTTCTCCTTCTTTCACATGAATATCATCAAGTTGAATAAGAATAGGAATTTCAGTCTCACCATCATCAGGTGCCATAATATTTACTTCAACTTCTTCACCAACAGACTTACCTCTAATATTCAGAAAAAGATATTCAATATCAAAAGTAGGAAGTGATTCTACCTTTACACCTCTAGTTTCAATACAACTCTTTAGAACTGCCTTGATTGCATTTGTGATCTGTTTAGCATCATCACTCTCAAGAGCAAGAACCAAAAGTTTTTCTTCCTTGACCAGAAATGGTCTATATTTAATTTTCTTTTTATTAGATGGTAAAGTCAACTCATAAGTTGGAGTTGCAATCTTTGGTAAAGGCATAATAACTTAATAAAGAAATCAGTTACTCGTATTTAGTTGATTGTTCCTGGTCTTGTATTTCCTTCATCGGCAACATCATCTCTTAAGGCTTGGTTGAGATGTGGATTACTATTAAATGCTGAAAGAACCTCCGCTGTGATTCTGCTAGCATTGTTTATTAAAGAATTTGAACTACTTTTCCATTTGAATTGATCTCTAGTATATCTCAGATATTCAAAGGTCACAGTATACTTCATAATCTGACTTTGACCATAACTCAATAGAGTATTATTAATTGCTATTGGATATGCACCAACTAAAGTATATCCATTTGCAATTCCATAACCATCTTTCTCAAATTTAGTAATGAAAACTTCTCCTCTATATGTAACAGGATAATTCATCCTGTATGCTGCAAATTGTGACTTATATCCGTCATTGTTTAACTGGTTAGACATCCAATCTATCCAACCTTCAAAGAAATCAATGACTTTGTAGTTTCTATCAACATAGAAACTCATTTGAACTCCACCACCAAAATCACGACGGTCAACAATTTTCTCAGTTACACCAGCATAGTTGTTTATTACATCTGTTGACTGAAAAGAATTTCCAGGAAGTGCTACACTATCACATAAGAGTTCAATATTTGACGAATCAAGATTGAAATTAAATCCTCTTGTGTTTAAAAGGGCCTTTACTTCTGTTGGCGGATTTAGTTTAATTTGATATACAGAAGTTTGAGCAAGATTTAATACCCTACTCTTTAGGTCTGACGTTCTTATACCATTAGGCAATGCACCAGCCATCTATAAATACACTTAACTATTATATACTATGTATAAAGGATGAGCAAATTTCATCAAGGAAAATTTCATCCAAAAAACCCTAAAAAATATATGGGTAATGTTAATAACATAATTTATAGAAGTAGTTGGGAATTACAATTTATGCGTTGGTGTGACAGAAGAGAAGATGTCACTAAGTGGGCATCTGAAGAGTTTAGTGTTCCTTATGTTTCTCCTATAGACAATAAAATTCACAAATATTATCCTGACGGTTTGGTAGAAGTGGAGACAAAAAATGGTAAGAAGAGATATATAGTAGAGGTTAAACCCGCAAGACAATGTGTGCCCCCTGAAAAGAAAACCAAGATAACCAAAGGTTATCTGTATGAGGCACAAACATACGCAGTTAATGAAGCAAAATGGAAAGCCGCCAAGGATTTTGCATTAGACAATAGTTGTGAATTTAAGATAATTACAGAACACGACCTTGGTATCAAACCTTATGGAACAAGAGGATTATCTAGTAAGCGACACACAAAGAGTAGAAAGCCTCGTAGATGATATCATAAACTCTGGTCATCCAGATGACATGTTCTTGATGTTAATGGAATTATTAACTACCAAAGAATTAATTCCACAAATAGGTAGATACTATACTTTCATATATCAAGCAAAAACACCTAGAGTTGAATATGATGAGTTTCCTCTGATTGCCTGTATTGGTGTTTATCCATGGGGATTCAGGGGTATCAACTACCATTGGGAGACAAGAGGAAATACAATCCACAACTATACCTGGGAAGAAGTTGGTAATAATGATTTACTTTTAATATATCCAAATGAATTACAAGATATGAGGTCTATTCCATATCAAAAATTCAGGATAAATAACTAAACTGGATGGACCCTAGTTAATGGCCATAATCAAACAAAACAAAGAATGGAATAATATTCCAGTAAGGATAGAAACTAATAATGAAACTGGTCGGATAGAAGTCTATGGAGTTGGTCAAGGGTCATTTGGTCTTGTTGATACTATTTTATTTTCTAGTGATGGAAAAGGTAGTGACTGGTACATCCCTAACCTTAACACACTAACTCATAGTTTTAATAAAGTAAACGGAAAAAAAAGTACTGCAAAACAAATTGAAAAGGCATTCTACTTAGAAGGATATAAAGTTTTTAATGTTGATAGGGCAACAGTATTAAACTCTCCACAATCTTATGATAGTTATAAGGAATCTGTCATATCAAGACAAAATTTTTATAATCAAAAAACACCAGGTATCATTAATCCAAATACTGGACTGAATATTAATAGTGATGGTGACGCAACAAATCTTGCAAACATACCACAACAACAAGAAACAGATGTCGATACTCAACGATCAGAATCCCCTCCACCATCACCAGTAAGAGTAGGTGGAGCAATTACCGAAATAGTAAACGCACCTGACAATACCAATGATTCTACTGATACAACTAGTACAAAAACAATAACTCCCTCAATCTCTAGTGTTGGTTTATTAAGATATCCTCTTGCCAACTTAGAAGCTGCTGGGGATCT